CAAAATAACCTCTTTGCCGTTTTCGTCCGTGGTCTTGGAATAGGTAACGTTACACTCGTCGTTATCATTCCAGTAACAAAAGGACGAACCGCCAATATCGCCGCGTTTTACCATTTCATACGCAAAGTCGCCTTCGTTGGTGTTCGGGCTTTCAAAACGATACTTCAAACCTATTTCGTCAATCGTCAGCGTTAGCGTACCTTTGCCGTTCACGCAACGCGCCAGCAAACGGCGGTCGTTGTGTTCCATATTGGCCAACACGTCCGAACGGTTTATAAGGTCTTGCGTAATGGCTCCGGGCGTAATTGTTTCGATTACGGGTTTCCAAAGGTTATAATCGTAAACCAGTTTGGAACGCTGGTTAAATACAACCGCGTAACCCTCAATAACGCGGCTATCTTCGGCGGCGGCGGGCTTACCCTCGCCAGCGAACGACCGCACAAACATACGTATTTCCTTGCTCATATAATTTTGCATTTATAAATACTTGCGTTTATTCGTTTTTTGCAACCTCAACGCCCGGCGTTTTCTTCTTACCGCTGCCGCCTTTGGTTCCGCGTATCTTGTCACTATTAACCGGGGCAACATTACAACTAATAAACATTTCGTCGCCGCCATTCATAGGCGCACGGCCTTTCTTTAGGCGTACTTCATTCGGTGTCATTCCGCCCGCTTGTATCATCTTTGTGAAATAATCCGCCTCCGTAATTACGTCACTCTGATAATAATTTTCTAAGTTAAACGTTATACGGTATTGGCGGCGCAATGGAACCGGGATTAACTTAACCTTAAACTCGTTTTCTATCTTGCGCAACAAAGGCGTTAGTGTGTCAGTCATAAACACCGTTTGCGAGTTTTCGCTGGCTTTGTAGTTCGTGCTGGTTTGGCTAAACACCTTATCCGGGTGTACGCCAAAGAAACGGCATATTTCCAGTACGTTAAAACGCTTGCTATCCAGTAATTGCAAATCCGCCGGGGTTAAACTCAATTGGTTAAACTTCATCATACCCGGCAATTGGAAAATACGCTTACCGCCCAACAATTCAGTTTCAACGCGGTCGCTTACTTTCTTTAATTGCTCGTCTTGCAGCATTCCGAAACCTTGCGCAACGCCGCCGTCGCCACTCACAAAACCGCGTGTGGTTGCACCCGGTTTGAACAAGTCTTGTTGCTGCTCGTCGGTCTTGCTGGCAATATTCAGCACACGCGCCGCGTATGCCAACGTGCTATTGCCAGTATATCCGCCATCAAGCGAGAAATTACGCAAGTGGATAACTTGGTCGGCTCCGAACGTACCATATACCCGGTTCACGTAGTCGTTAATGGTGTAAGTGTTGGCGTTTTTGTCATACGTACAACAATCCGGCGCAATAAGCACCAAACGGCCAATTCCGAAAACGTCATCGTCATCGTCTAAATACGCGGCGTTTCCCTCCGGCACTATATAGGCATTGCCGCGCAATAGGATTTGCAACACCGTGTTTTTGAGAAAGTCAAACGCGGTTAAGCGTTCGTTTGGCGCGTCAGCCAGTAAGGCGTTAAGCGGGTCACTTTCATCGGTGGCATAATAGCCGCCAGCGCGTAAGCGTTGTAAGTTCATGCCCAACGACGCAACGGTTCCGCTTACAATGTCAGCACAACGAAAAACGGTTGCAATCTTAACCGCCAAACTTTCCGATATACCATCAACGGCGTTTCCCCATATTTCGGAAACGTCCGTGGCCGTACTGGCAACGACGGCCTCGTCACCCGTCCGGCGTTCCGTTTGTGGCGTGGACAACGCCGCCGCCATTCTTTTACCGAAATTCCCAAATATTCCCATATTTACAAACGTTTGTTTATTATTACTCTCCATTCTCACGTTTTTGCAACCTCACGGCCTCAACACTTGCGTATTTGGTTATCAGCCATACCAACGGCCATTAACGTTGTAATTACGCCGTCTATCTTGGTTTTTTCGCTTTCGTCTTTCTTGAATGGCTTGCAGTTACCCATATTATCCACAACCAACACCGCGTTATCGAAACAAAAGTACGTTATCGGGTTTGGTTCAAAGATATAATACCCGCGTTCTATTCCGCGCCCAAATGCAATTACCGGGCTTGTAAAATAACTCATTGTTTGCGGGTAGTTGTAAAGTTGCTCGTCGGTTGCCCCAAAGGCTTTTAGAGTGTTGCGGAACTCCGCCGCCTTATATTTGTCGTAACCAAACTTATAGATTTGCACATACTTGGAGTTTTCCAGTATATCACCGATTATTTGCTGGTAGTCTATGATATTACCCTCGCACAACTTCAAATAACCATCGTCCGCCCATTTCTTGTATAGTTCCCGGTTCGGATGGTCTGCCAGTCTGCCAGCCGGGAAATAATAGTCGGTCTTAATATACGCCTTTTTCAGTTTCTCCAAATAGACAAAGTAAGTTACGGCGGAAAAGTCATTATTAACGGATAAGTCGACCGCTATCTCACACGGCGCGCCGCCAAATTGCGTTATGTCTTGTTTCTGTGCGTTGGCCTTTATCTTCTCACCCTCAACCCACGGGCGGGAATTGCCGCTAACGAATATATTAAGCATTTTGGTAAGAAACGTTTTCATACTTTCCGCATCCGTTTGGGCGCGCTCCCATTCAGCCGCATAAAAGTCGGGTTGTACGGTAATACCCAAATGGGGTTGTACTTTCGCCCACGTCAAAGGGTCGCCGGGTTCATCGTCCGCGTCCGGCTCAAAGATACTGGCAAATACACGGTCGTTTTCAATCTCCCCGCGTAATATGGCCTTATAGCGGTTTAGCATTGCCACAAACGGCGCGTCGGGCTTGTCACTGGCCGTTGTTATCACAATGGTTAGCGGATTGGTACGCACGCCCATTGAGGTTGTAAGAACGCCGTATAAGTCCGCGCTATCCGCTTGCGAGTATTCGTCCATAATCACCGTACTTGCGTTTAGGCCGTCCAGTTTATCCGCCGCACTGGCCAAACAACGCGCAAACGCCGTTCTTTTGGTGGTGTCAAGCCACATAACTTTCTCGCGGTTTATCTTAAAGCGTTTCAAACCGGGGTCGAGTCCTTTTAGTATTTCCTTAATCTCACGGAAACAAATTTGGGCTTGCTCATAACTATTGGCGGCGGTGTATGCTTGCGCGTTGCCGTCGCCGTATAGAAAATCGTAAATGGCCAACGAGGCTACACTGGTTGTTTTACTGAACTTACGCGGAACAAACAAAAGCGCATCCCGAACCAGCCGCCGCCCATCGTCAGTATAAAAACCCATTATGTTCGTAAACTGAAACACTTGTACGGGTGTCATCTTGTAACGGCGGCGGGTTGGCGCGCCGTCAAACTTCAACGCCTCATAAAAGGTTATATAGTTCTGAACCTCGTTTATTCTTAGTTCGTACTTATCCAGTTTATCGAAAAAGCATATAACGCCCAATATCTCATAAAGTCCGTGCCTATTCGGAAAACGCGCAACATTAACAACGTATAATTCAAGCCTTGCGTCGATACTGGCTAAATTATACGACTCAACATCAATTGCAGATAGCCGCGCCACGGCCTCCGCCTTTAATGCCCGGTGTTGCGCTTTCTCGTTATCGGTCATACTTACACCCTACCCATACGTTTGTATATTACCGGGGCGCGGTTGTTCTCTATTTGTTTCGTCAGTGCGGTTATTGGGTCGGTATCATCCGTTTCGTCATAGTCGCCGTTTGCTATCTCTCCGGCTTTCTTACTGATTACCGACGTTAACCCCAATTGCGTTAAGTATTGCGCTATCAGTTTGCCGCACGCAAAATTCATTGCGACCGCCGGGTTAGGCTTAGTAACAAAACCTTGCTTTGTCGGATTCTCAACGTTTAACCCTATATCCTCTATACTCTTGCGGGTTTTTTGGTACAACTCCAGTTGTGTCGCCAATAGCCAAATTGTTAAGTCTTTATCGGGCTTGTATAGTTTGGCCTCTTTCATTGCGTCGGTTATCAGTTTGGCGAAACCGTCCGTTTTGGTTAATTTTAAATCTTTGTCTTTCTTCATTGCTAAACCTCCTAATCTTCAAATAATGCCAGTATTGCGGCGGCGCGTTGCTCATTCCGGCGCGCCGTTATCTCTTTATTGCGCTGGCTATTATGGGAACCTAAAGCGTTATGCACCGCCGTATGGCATTTTTTACAAATGCTTTCCAAATTGTCGGCATTAAACGCCAAATACTCCATTTCTGCCAGCGTAACCCCGGTTTCAATGGGTTCCCGGTGGTGTACCAACTCCGCCAAACGGTAGCGACCGACTTTCATACATTCCTCGCACAACGGTTGTTTAGCCAGTTGTACCGCACGCAAACGCCGCCAGCGTTCGGTATTGATAAACTTGTAGTAACGCCAATCCTTTGCCATAAACCTAAACGAATAAGTCACGCCGGAAACGCTCGACGTACTGGGTTTGAACAAATAGTTTTTCCGCAACAATTTGTTTATTGTCATTGGCGCACATTGTACCCGTGCGTTTCTTGATGGAAATTGGAGAAAAGCCGCCCGGCATTGTGTACTCGCTAACGAATACCGGGAAACACTGGCTTAACGCCCAATCATAGAAACGTTTCCAATCAAATACCCCCCCCACATAACCGTTTGTTCCATAGTACGGAATATCACAATAAACAACACTGTCCGCCTCAATCTCAACGGCGGTGTAATCCGTGTTTGTAGCCTCAACCG